ACTGCCAATTCCGCTGTGTGGGTTGCTTGAATGATTTTTAATTTTGGATTCTTTCCAATCATCCAAGCGGGTAGGTAATTAGAAGCAAATTCTGACTTCGTATGCCTAGGTGGCATGTTTACAATCAATCGCTTACTTTCGCCACGAGCGATCTTATTAAATTTTTCAGAAATTATTTTGTGATGATGACCCCCTATAAACTCAGGCCAGATGTAGTGGATAAATTCTAAAAAATCTCCTGTGACCTTCTTTTTGAGTTTTAGTTGATCCGCCTTTAAATAAGCCTTTAAATACTCCTTTTGCTCATCTAACGGTAATTTTTTTATAAAATTTATGTCGTCAGTTATCGGAATCATCGTTTTTAAAAGTATTACCATGAGAGTCTGAATTAAGCAATAAAGGGTAAAGTTGGGACCCCTT